TTCCCCGAGGCAAAGTCGGCGCGCATGCTGTCGCGCAGGGCGGTCCAGGTGGTAAAGGCCACGGCTCCTCCGATGTTTCACGGAACCGTAACCCCGGTTTTTCCCTACTTTCGGTAGATTTTGGTAGATTTTGGCAAACGTGGCTCAGATTTTGGTAAACGTGGCATCTTTTTGGTTGACAAGATTTTCAACCACAAATCTCAGGCCGCTTTCCCGGATATTTTTCTTCGCCGCCATTTGTCGATCAAGGCTGTATCCGAGGTCCATTCCCCACGTATTTTTTTGGCCGGGAACCCTTCCTTGCGAATAAGCCCCAACACCGTTGGCTCCGAACGTCCGACATAGGCGCAAATCTCTTTCATGCCTGCAAGTGCCGTTTTCTGCATCACCATCTCCGTCGTTGGGGTTGCGGTTGTAGATGTTTCGTCGGCTCCGGCCGCGTCGTTTCGACCCGGGCCGCCCGGGCCAGGAGTTGCAATCCCGGGGTCCATTCCGGCGCGGCGCAGGCGGAGGCCAGCACCTCGCAGTCCAGCAGGTGGTTGGCTGGCCGAATCTGCCGCCAAACAGACTTGCCTTTTACGGTCACCAGCTCCTCGGCCGACACCTGCTTGGCGTAATCCTCGGCCGTACCATCATGCAGGTGCAAAGGCTGGCTGGCGTCCGGCTCCAGCCGACCGTGGAAGAGACGCTTGAAATAGTCGGTATCGATGATGTGGAGAACCAGACCGCCCGGTATCTCCTTTCCAGACTTGGGCAACCGGTCGATAGGGGTGCGCTTCACGGGCTGGAGCTGGGGGTGGGAGGCGCCTTTGCAGGCAAAGACCTTGCCCAGGCTGTTGGCCCGCACCCACTGATAAATCTCTTCGGTCCTGGTCCAGACCTGGTCATCGGTCTCGCCGCCGCCCGAGTCCATGCCGGCACGCCAGATCCCCTTTTCGCCGCCACCCTCCACCGGATACGTCGCTTCGAACAGCATCTGGCGTGCCTGGTCGAAATCGGCCAGGAAGCCGTAATCGATCAGCCAGCTTTCCAGAGTATCGGCCCAGGCCCGGACCACGAACCAGATGCCGCGCTTTTGCACGTCGAAACCGGCGGTCAGGGCCACGGCCGCCGCCGGAACCGTGCGCGGCGGCAGATTGATCTTGGCCTCCAATACTCGTTCCCAGCTCGTCTTGATGGAAGCCCGTAGATGCGGCTCGGCCAACCGTCCATTGAAAAACCCCTGCCACTTTTTCGGGTTCCCCTTGGCCTCCAAAAAATCGGCCGCGATTTCGGATAGGGACACGAAGGGTGAAATGAACGACGGGAGATGGAAACCGACGGAACGGGGTCTCCAGACGGCGGAGGTTGGCAGGAAACGACGGGTTTCGGAGTCCCAGCGCACGGGACGCCAACTCCCCCGACGGACGGCCTCATTGCGGGCAAAATCCGTCCAATGGTAGCGGCAATACTCACATTCGTAACGGGCCGGGCGCTCCTGGCGCATGGTCATGGGGTCCTTGCAGCCCAGAAACTTGATTTGCGAAAAACGCATGAACTGCTCGGTGCCGCAGGCCGGGCAGACCACGGCATAGGCCCGTATCTCGGTACAGGCGAGCATGGCCTGCCAGATGCTGGATTCGTCACCGCCAACCGGCTTGGCCACGCGCATGATCTTGCGCATGCCCTGGTAGCTTGTGGTCCGTTCCAGAAAATCCGTTACCGGGTCGCCCTGGCCGGCAATCACCTTGTAAAGGGTCTCCTCATCCAGGAAGAGGTCCCGGATGGAGACAGAGGCCCGCTGCGATGGCGATTGCGCCGACGACAAAAACATGACCGATCCATCGGCAAAGGTGAACGTGTCCAGAGTGGCCTTGACCAGCTTATCCCGGGCCGGGCGGCACGCCTTGATGGAAGGCAGCAGCTTATATTGCGAGACGCGCGACAAGGTCAGGTCATCGGGCATGGCCAACATGCGGTTCCCCGGCCTTCTGTCGATGGAGTATTCGATGCACCGGTACATGGCCGATGTTTTTCCGGACTGGGGCGACCCGCAAGTGTCCACTTCCTCGGTATACGGGTCAGCCCAGGTATCCATGATCTCGACGAGATAGGGCGCAGTGGCATTGCGCCACCGCGATCCGGAATACGGACCGTCCTTGACGACGACGTTTTCTTCGGACCAGACGGAGGGCAGAACGAACGGCCGCCGGCGGAACACGTCGCGTTCGCCGGCCGTGAATTCAAAGGTAACGCCCGCAAAATTACGGCCGTCGTCGGACTCCAACGCCACCGCCGGTTCAGCCATTTCCCATCCCTTCGACAACGAAAGGCTTTTCCGCCGCATAGGCGTCCAGCCAAACGGATGTTTCTTCCATCAGGAGCTGGACAAGATCCGGCAACTTGTCGTCATCACCACAGACACAGGCCAAAATGCGCGGGGCGGCCAGGTTGCAGAAGACTTCCACCTGCCGGCGAAAAAACTGGGCCCGCGCGGCTAGTTCCAGCTCGTGGTCCATGCGGGGCATCAAGCGCCCCTGGTCCGCCTCCAATTTCAGCCGGGCCCGCTCGGCCATGACCGACCGAAGATCCGCATCGGCCAGCAAGCGTTTTGTGGCAGCGCCGCTCCCCTCCTCATCCACGCCATGGCCGGCGACAGGGTCAAGGAATGCCCGGCCATAGGCGACCAGGACTTCCGGCAAAAAGGTCCCATCCTTTTGCCGGCCGAGCCGGCCGTCCTCAATGTCCTTGTAGACCTTGGCCCGGGATATCTTAAACCCCTGGGCCACCAGAAAGGCATGGGCCGCCGTTCCGGCTTTGATGGGTTTATCCGCTTCCATCTAGGCCGCCTCCCTTGCCGGCAATGTGGGGCGCGTGTCGTCGAGATGCCCGACGTTGCGCAGGATCGGGCGCGTCTCTTGCGAGTAGGCCATGGTCAGGTACGCCAGGGCGCCGGCCTCCGAGGCGGACATGCCCAGGAGCCCGGCCGCGTGGGCATCCGCCGCCGCATAGAACGGTACAGCGCAGTCACGCACGAAATCCCTGGACGCGTCCCAGCGGCAATCCAGGGCCGGGCATTGGATCGATGTCGGGACGTTGGCCGCGTAACCGATGCGGTAGAGGATCACCACCGCGTCACGGTAACTGCCGTCCGGGTGGATGTAGCAACGCCAATTGGCTTGGGTCGCGCCGTCCGGCCGGCGCGGCAGGCGTAGCACGCCATGCTCCAGGTATGGCGGTTCGATCTCGGCCGGGACCTCCGGTTCCGGGACGGCTGGGGCCTCCGGTTCCGGGACTGCCTGGGCCGGTTCGACCGCCACGCGCGGCCGCACATTGCCGCGGTGAGGCATGTCGCGCAGGATCGGGCGTTCCTCATTGCGCCAGGCGATGGTTGTATAGGTGAGTCCGTCCAGGTTTTCCGGGGCCAGGCCGAGCAGATCGGCGGCATAGGCCCGGGCCGCCCGATGGAAAGAAAACAGGCAGTCATCGCAGTAGTGAAGGACCGTATCCCAGCGCTGCTTGAGCAACGGGCAGATGATCGCGAACGGATGGCCCTTGCGGTATTCGACACCGTAGAGAATGGCCACGGCGTCACGGGAGGCTCCGGAGGGGTCGCAGACGCAGTACCAGCACTTGTTCGAGGTCTCCACATCGCACGGCGGAATGATGAGCGCGTCGTCACGGATGAATTCCGGGGCTATGACGACCGGCTGCGGGGCCGGCTCGGGCGGGACGGTTGCCGGTGACGGCAACAAGTCGAGCAGCGACAACCGGCCAGGAAGGGATTTGCGCGGGCGGGTCATGCGGCTTTCCTCACTCGCTTTGTGCGGTCACGGTGTTGGTAAAACCACTGCATCAGGTTGAGCCGCTCGGCGTCGGACCAGCCGAGCGCCCGCTGTTCGGCCGTGACGACCTCGAAGCCGGCCGCCTCGAAACCCTTTTCGGCCAAGCCGCCACCGGAAAAGATGGTGGCCATTTTCGGCTGCTGGTCGGGGAGGAAATCGGAACGGCTGGTCATTCCGCCACCCACGTCAGCCCGACCGAGGGCGCATTGTTGAGCCTATCCACCAGATGCCGGATGAGGTGGCGCTTGTTCCAGGGGTTCGGTTCCCAGCCATGGCGCTCCCATTTGGCGTAGATGACCGTCTGCCCGGTCGCGTTGGCCATGGTGGTGACGGCATAGGCAAGGGGGATGTCTTCGAGGGATCGGACTCGATCACGATCCGCATCATCGACAAAACGTGCATCGACGGGCACGTTGTCCTCCGGCTCCCAAAAATAGAGGAGCTTTTCACCGTCACGTTCCAACCAACCGAACTTCTCCGTCAGTTCCTTCCAGGCGTCT